GAAGATAGCATTTTAGATTCATGGAATATGAGTGGATGTTTCTTGCAACAAGTTCAATATAGCGAAAGTAATTACGCAAGTGGTACGGAAGTACAGACAGTAACTCTGTCAATCAGATATGATAATGCTGAACAAACAGGTGCGAACGGTGTTGCACTATTAAGTAGAGCGCCATCTAGACTTAATATTGGTGCTACAACCAGTAATTAATTATGGCCTTATATAACCGAGCTGAAAAATTTTTTAGAACTATGGGTTCACCTAGCGACGCTCTAGACGCGGTGCCCAGACAAAAGTTCAAATTCTTCGTTAAGTTTATTGCTAATTCGTCAGGTTCAGGCTCGGAATTAAGTATGGGGTCATTCCCATTAGCAGTATCAGTAGAACTACCTCGTGTTGATTTTGAAACCCAAATAGTAAATCAATATAATAGAAAACGAGTAGTACAAACTGGCTTTAATTATGCGCCGATAAATTTAATATTTTATGATACAGTTGATAAAAGTTTTCAAACATTTTATCAAAAATACTTTTTCTATTATTACAATGATAGAACTAATGCCGATTCGACATTATTAACTAATGATACTCACTTGGACGACCAACAAGGTCATTTTGGTTATAGTCCTCCGGAAGCCTCACAAGATAAAAACTTTTTTAAGCAAATTATAGTTTATAGAGGATGGGATGATAATATGAATAACGAACCGCTAGATCCTATTATTTTATATAATCCTGTAATAAACAGTATCATGCATGATACTTTGACATACACAGAATCACAACCAGTTACTTGGACAATGAGTGTAGTCTTTGAAAATGTAATGTACAAAACAAGAGACAACGACGACGGTGGTCCAGATGATGGCATAAACGTATTCACTGATATATTTGGATTGTAATTGATGCGAAGCACAAGATACCACCAAGGATCGTTTACATGTAAAAATCCAGGAAAGTATTTTGGTAAACATACTCCAAGATACCGAAGTAGCTGGGAACTTGTTTTTATGCGAATGTGTGACGATCATCCTGGTGTAATTGGATGGGCAAGTGAAGGACATTCTATTCCGTATAGAAATCCATTTACAGGCAAACACACAAATTATGTACCTGATTTTCTTATTGTATATCAAAATAAAAAAGGCCAAAAGAAAATGGAAATGGTAGAAATAAAGCCAAGCACTCAATCTAGTATTACTGAAGCAAAATCAAAGAAAGATCAAGCATCGGTTGCATTAAATGCCGCTAAGTGGACAGCCGCTAATGAATGGTGTAAACGTAAAGGAATTACGTTTCGTGTTGTAACTGAAAAAGAAATATTTAATAACTATGGGAAGCGAAAGAGATGACTAAAAAATTAGAAGATTTGTTTGATTTAGCTGATCCTGTAGAAGCAGAAAAGTTCTATAAGACAAGAAAACTAAAAGAAGATAAACCTACTCTAGAACCCGAAAAAGAGATACCAGTAGCAACTAAAATGCCAATGTCAGCTCCAATAATTGATTCGTCTAAGTTACCTAAGGAAGATATACCTGTAGCAACAACTAGCATTAGTACAGCAGTTGATATGGGCGATCGCATTAATACTGCATTGCCGTTGGTACATGATACACAAACCACCGATCCAGATATGGATAGGTATGCCGATAAAGCAGAAAAAGCGTTTGAAGACTTAATGGATTTAGGTTTTAATGTAGAAGATAGGAATGCAGGACATGTTTTTTCCGCGGCAAAAGATATGTTAAAAAATGCTATAGATGCTAAAAATGCTAAAGCAGATAGAAAATTGAAATCTATTGAATTACAACTTAAAAAAATGCGCCTTGATCAAAATACACACAAGGAACCAAAAGTAATAGAATCAAGTGATTTTATTGTTTCTGATAGGAACTCAATGTTAAGTGCCTTATCACAAAATAATGATAAATAAATAAAACACACTCATAAAGTAAATAGGACAAATACTATGGATTATAGCAATTCAGTTACTGTACTTCGCAAATATGCTGATATGCTTGATGCACAAAATACCGTGCAAGAAGCAGAAGAAGTAGAAGTTGACGAAGCCAAAGAAGTCGACGAATCCGAAGAACAAGTCGAAGAAGGCACCTTGCCTCCGGCATTACAAGCACATATTGATGCTAAAAAAGGTAAAGAAGTTGACGAGTCTAATGACGAAGACGAATCTAAAGATGAAGTTGATGAATCTAAAGACGAAGAAGTTGTCGATGAAGCAAAAGAAGATGACGAATCTAAAGATGAAGTTGATGAATCTAAAGAAGGTCAATGGCAGCCAAGTCCGGATCAGTCAGCCCAAACACTATTAAGAAAATATTCTGATATGGTTTCTGAGGCAAGTAAAGAAAAAGAAGACGAAGTCAGAGAAGAAAAAGACGACGACAAGGAATAAAATATGAAATCGTTAAATGAATATTTAACCGAATCAAAAAAGCAATATGATTTGCGTGTTAAAATGGCAGTTCCGTTGGGAGAAAAAGTAGATCCTGACATTGATGATAAAATGGATGTATTCTTTAAACGATATAATCCTGATTCTATTTCTTCTGCTAGAAAATTAATGACGCAAACCAAGCCACTAGAATTTGCTAGTCAAGGTAGTGCAATAGATGTTTATATTGTAGATGCAAAATTAAATTTACCAGTTGCACCTCATATATTACAACAACAACTAGTCGAATATCTTAACTTACCAGAATATAAGTTAAAAGTTCGAAACCTAGCTGATCCACTTAATGAACTTGAAGAAGAAGGAGTTCCTGACGAAGGTCCTAAAGAAGCTATTATGGGAACTGAATATTCAGGTGACGAAGTTAAAAGTGATGGTAGATATTATGGCGGTGAATATAATGTAGATTTTCTTAAGGGTTTAGAGAGCAGAAAGTTTGACTTTGCAAGCGAAAGCTCAGAGACTGCAACAGAAATACCCGAAGGTGATAAAACAAGTCCGTTAAGCGGCCAGAACACAATACCAAATCCAGGAAAAGATTTAAAATTAAAAACAGCAAGGAAATAATATGAAGGTGTCCATAGAATTAGAAGATTTAGTTAGACTAGCAGGAGTGCAACATGAAGCTCCAGCACCTCCGGCTGAACCCGAAATTCCATCAGATGATGGTGCACCTGTTGGTGGCGGATGTGGAATGCACCCAACTCAAGATATGCGTGACACAATCCAAATATTATCTCCCCAAGAAGGTCCTGAAGAAGGTCCTGTTGAAGAAGAAGTATACGAACACGAGTCCGATGATTTTGAAAATGCATCACCTGAATTTAGTGGTTCACCTATGGAACTTGGTGACATTGATGATATGTCCTTTAGAGGATTTGGTAAAACTCGTGGCAAAGAAGCTGACAGTGGCACAGAAAACGGCGACAATCCCCTTAACGAAGTTCAGCTAATGGCTGAATGGCAATCCTTCAAAAAAAAAGAGCTGACAACCCCAGTTGAAGAAGCTGGTTGGGATATTGGCTTAGGTGGCATTAAACTTGGTAGTTTTCTAGGTGGACTCAAGATGGCGTTTGATAAAGATGGCAACGCTAAATTGGGTGGTCGACTTGGACACAAACTAGGCCCGCTTGATTTAAGTGTAGGCACAGATGATCTATCTCAATGGAGTGGAAAAAAACAAAAAAACAAACCCGCACCAAAAGCTGTAAGTAAAAATAGTAAAACGCATTGGCCTTCAGGCCAACGTCGGGGCACACAATCAAATACATCAAATACAGGGTATAATACTTCGCTTAAACCTGGACAGCCAGGATATAAAAGTGCCCTCCGAAGACGTCAAGAAGCGGCATCACGAAATCAATAATACGAGATAGATGCTAAATCAAGCAAGCACTTCTTTAATTAAAAAACCATATCAAGCTCAGCAATGGACTCCAGAACAAATAGATGAATTTACTATTTGTATCGATGATCCAATTCATTTTGTTAAGCATTATTGTTATATACAACACCCTATAAAAGGGAAAGTTAAGTTTGATTTATTTGAGTATCAAGAAAAATTAATAAACACATATAACGATTATCGATATGCTATTGCAATGCTACCCCGGCAAACAGGAAAGTCTACTGCGGCCGCGGCATACTTGCTATGGTATTGTATGTTTAAACCTGATAGTACAGTATTAATTGCCGCTCACAAATATGCTGGCGCTCAGGAAATAATGCAACGTGTTCGCTTCATTTATGAAATGTTGCCAGATTGGATTAAAGCCGGTTGCACAAGTTATAATCGAGGAAGTATAGAGTTTGATAATGCCAGTAGAATAGTATCGCAAGCAACAACTGAAAATACTGGTAGAGGTATGAGTTTAACATTAATTTACTTAGACGAGTTTGCATTTGTGCCACCACGAATAGCACAAGAATTTTGGACATCAATCTCACCAACACTATCAACGGGCGGTAAATGTATTATTACTAGTACACCAAACCAAGATAATGATCAATTTGCACAAATATGGAAATCAGCAGTAGATAATATTGATGATTATGGTAACGAACAGGAATTAGGTAAAAATGGATTTAAACCATTTAGGTCATATTGGAATGAACATCCTGATCGCAATGATGCATGGGCCGCAGAAGAACGAGGTAAAATAGGTGAAGAACGTTTTAGAAGAGAACACGAATGTGAATTTATAACAGCAGATGAAACATTAATTTCACCATTAAAATTAGTATTAATGGAAGCAAAAGATGCTGTACGTAAAACAGGAGAAATACGTTGGTTTGGGCAATTAAAATCTACCTCAACCTATATAATTGGATTAGATCCGTGTATCGGTACAGGAAGCGATTTCTCTGCTATAGAAGTTTTTAGTTTACCAGGACTTCAGCAAGTTGCAGAATGGCAACATAATAAAACTGATGTACGTAAGCAAATTCTTGTATTACAAGAAATATTAGATGAAATACACAAAGTACAAGAAGATGAAAATAACATTTATTATAGTATAGAAAATAATGGTATAGGCAAAGCATCAATTCAAGTTCTAGAAGAGTTAGGTCTTCAAAATTTTTATGGAGTGTTAGTTAATGAGCCTAAATTACGAGGACAAAAATTTTATAAAGGTATGGTAACAACGCTTAATAATAAATTAGAAGCATGTGCTAGATTAAAATATTTTGTTGAGAATCAAAAAATAAAAATTTATAGCAGAAATTTAATAAAACAACTCAAAGTATTTGTTGCTAGAGGTAGAAGTTTTGCCGCCAAAGACGGAGAACATGATGATTTAGTAATGGCAGCCGTGTTATGTGTACGAATTGTTCAAACATTAACGAAACATGACGAAGGTGCTTATGAGGAATTAATAGATCCGCTTGGGACAGACCCGTCCGACTTACCCATGCCGATTGGGTTTATTTGATAAATATCATAAAGAAGGGTTATGATTTATGGCGGTTGATCTAAACACAATTGGCGAAAATATATTCAATATATTAAAAGGATTTGGATATACTATTCGCATGTATGATGAAGACGGATCAAAAGTTATAAACCCCGGCAAAGCTACTCGGTTTTTTGTAACTGATAATAATATCATAGTACATTCGTCTTCCGAGGAAATTAAAATTCATCTAGGTAAAGAAGTAGAGTTTAGCGATTTTAAAGATACTATTAATACAATAAAACATTTAGCTAAAAAATACATGATAGATTTTAATATTAAAAAGTTTGGGCATAGATTAGAACCTAAAGATTATATTTTCGATTTAAATAAGGAAGCAGATATGACAGATATTACCGAAAGTTCTTTTTCAAAGTCATATGGTTCTTCAAAGTCATCCTATCAGGATGTAGGCGGTACTAGATTGGTTGTACGTCATGCAAAACCTGTTAATGAAGAATCACGTGGTAGTAGAGCTCGCAATATAAAATCAATTTATATTGAGAACTCCCAAGGAGAACGTTTTAAATTTCCTAGCAAAAATTTACTCCCCGCTAGGGCAATGGCACGACACATAGCAAACGAAGGGACACCGTTTGATACTGGTGGACAAGGTATTGTTGCACTTGACGAAGAAATGAGTGAACTTAAGAATTTTACTAAGTTTACACGTCATAATTTTCATGAAAATGATAGCGTAAGCGGACTTCATGAATTAGCAACTTTGCGTATAGGTACTATTAAGGAAACATTAACACATATTAAAAGTTCTCGTACATATACTGAAGCGATCGAAACTCTTAATAACGAGAGTAAAAGTGACGAAAATGTCGAAAACGAATTGCAAGAAGTCTTAACACAACACACATTTGATGAACGGTTGGCAGGGGTTCTTCCTTACCTTTCTAAACTAGTTTCAGAAGGTACAGTAATGGAACGGCTAGAACTTGCTCTTCTTGAAAATAAGATAGAACTTGGTTTGTTTGAGGATGACGACATAAACAACCCAAGTAACTTCGAATTTAGTGATGTTACAGTTAAGAATCAACAATGGTTGGAATACATTGGTGAAAAAGCAATCAATGAAAAACTTAAAACATTATTGAACGAAGTTGCTACTGGATTTTCAGACATGGATGTTGATGATAGAAATAAAGTTCTTCGTATGGTAAAAACAAATATTACTTTTGAAAGCGAAAAGAAACTAGATGCTCTTGAGGTTATTGAAGAAACCCTTAATCAAAAATTAAGCAAACTTTCAGGTAATGATATCTTTTTTGATGCTATAAAAGAAGAAGTAGTTAAAAAACAAGAAATGCCTAAAAAGCAAGATGCTATTGAACCGGCAATTATTAGCCCATCAATAGCAAGAATGACAAAGTTAGCAGGAGTAGCACAATGATTCCAGATATTCAAACTATAGATCATTTAAAACACCTTGCCGGTTTAAAGGCTGAGGAAATTGATACGTTAGACAAAGCAGAACGTATAGTTACTGAATCAGGTAATATGACAATTGACGGCCAAATTGACGACTACGAATGGGTCGGCAAAGGCGGAGAAACGTTTTTTGGTTATGTAAAGTATACCGCAGATGTAGACGAAAACGGTGATGTAATTACTCTTAACGTACTTGAGGGTGGTGTGCATGATGAAATGGCGGCATGGGGTACTAGTCAAGATCATATTGATTATGAAATTGCCGATATGAATAAAGATATCAACCATTATGGTAACGAAGCAATCATTGATGATGCGAGATATGAATGGGAACAAGAAACTGGAATGTTTAGTGGTGGTCCAGGGGATGCTCGTGTTGACGGAGACCATGATTCTGCTATGGCATCAGCTGGAATGGGTACAGACGAAGATTATGGTTATTATGGCGAAAGTGCAAAAATGCGTAAATTTGCTAATATAATAAAAGAAGTAGCCGAAAAAGTTCCACATAATTGTGCAGTTCATGTTGAACATAAAGAATTTGGAAAAGGATATTGTATTCGTGAACAACATACATTAACAGATGATGGTAACGTTTCTCATTATAATGTTAGGTTTAGGAATCATGGTATTAAAGAAATGGTTTCAGTAACTGATTTAAACATTTTAAAAGAACGAGCTCATACTCATAATAAAAATATAAAAAGTACTGTTAAAAAAATGAGTGAAGATACTGATATGCGTAAATTATCAAAAATAGTTACAGAAGGTGATAAACAACGAGAAGTACTTACTGAAGATGGCGCAAAAACAGACAAACAAGTAGTTACTGAAAGTGTAAAAAAGAAGCCAGAAACCCTTAAAGAGTATATTGAACGAAATAAGGAATATCGAAGATAAATAAGAATGTAACAAAAAAAGGTTGACTTAGGTTAGCCTTTCATGTTATAATAAAGTTCATAAAATGCAGATAGCGTTTTATGATCCAGGCAATTAACAGGCAAACAAAGGAGAATCACTATGCCCACCTTAGCAGAAATTCGAGCAAAACTTATAGAAAAAGAACAGAAGACCGGCGGTAACTTCACGCAAGATAACGGAATCTATGCATTCTGGAACATACCAGAAGGCTCAACCGCAACAATGCGATTCTTACCAGATAAAGATACAGAGAATACTTTCTTCTGGCAAGAACGACAGATGATTAAAATTCCTTTTCCTGGAATTAAAGGAGCTGATGAAGGACGTAATATTATAGTCCAAGTTCCTTGTGTAGAAATGTGGGGCAAAGAATGTCCTATCCACGCAGAAATCCGTCCTTGGTTCAAAGACCCCAATTTAGAGAACGAAGCACGTAAATACTGGAAGAAACGATCGTATATATTCCAAGGATTTGTTGTGGACAACCCACTGAAAGAGGACGAAACTCCTGAAAATCCAGTTCGTAGATTTATTATTAATCCGTCTATATACAAGATTATTTCGGCGGCGTTAATGGATCCTGACTTTACAGAGATTCCAACTGACTACGAAAATGGAACTGACTTTAAATTAACTAAAACCCAAAAAGGTCAGTATGCAGATTATACTACTTCAGGCTGGGCTCGTAAAGAAAGAGCTTTAAATGAGTTTGAACGTACTGCAATTGAAACTAATGGGCTATACAATCTTAATGATTTTATGCCGAAACAACCAAACAATGATGAGCTCAAGGCCATCTTTGATATGTTTGAGGCTTCGGTAGCCGGCGAGCTATATGATCCTGCAAAATTCGGGAGCTATTATACACCAGCTGGCATGAGTAAAACCACCGACGGTACTACAAAAACAGTTCAGTCGACGACTCCAATAAGCGAAACGGTAACACAACCTGTTGAAGTAAAACAAGAGCAGGAAAAACAAGTTCCGCAAGACCAGTCGACATCTGAAACTGAAAGTACTAAGCCTTCGGCGGATGAGATTCTTGCGATGATTCGTGAGCGTAAGAACAATTCATAACCATATAAAGGGGTCGTGAGGCCCCTTTACTATTAATCATTAAGGATTTCATGCCTAGACCATTTGATATATCAAAATTTAGAACTAGTATTACAAAAGCCGTTCCAGGAATGGCTGTTGGATTTCATGATCCAGTAGATTGGATTAGTACAGGAAATTATGCATTAAATTATCTTATTAGTGGTGATTTTAATAGAGGTATTCCGTTAGGTCGTGTTACTTGTTTTGCAGGTGAAAGCGGTAGCGGAAAAAGTTTTATTGCTAGTGGCAATTTAGTACGACACGCCCAACAGCAAGGTATCCTTCCTATTATACTTGACTCAGAAAATGCACTTGATTCAGACTGGCTATTAGCATTAGGAGTAGATGTCGCCGAAGATAAACTTATGAGATTCGGTGTATCTATGGTTGACGAAGTTGCTAAGTTTATAAGTGAATTTATGAAAGGGTATAAAGAACAATTTGCAGATGAGCCCTATGAAGATCGACAAAAGGTATTGTTTGTTGTTGACTCGTTAGGTATGTTACTTACACCTACCGATAAAGACCAATTTGAAAAAGGAGATATGAAGGGTGACATGGGTCGTAAACCCAAAGCACTTACTTCATTAGTACGAAATTCCGTTAACTTAATTGCAGGTAATCCAGTAGGAATTGTTGCTTGTAATCATACATATGCTTCGCAGGATATGTTTGACCCTGATGATAAAATTAGTGGAGGACAAGGATTTATATATGCCTCGTCAATAGTAGTTGCAATGCGAAAACTAAAACTTAAAGAAGATGAAGCAGGCAACAAAATAACAGATATACGTGGAATACGATCGGCGTGCAAAGTAATGAAAACACGTTTTGCAAAACCGTTTGAAAGTGTACAAATTAAAATACCATATGATACAGGAATGGATCCGTATAGTGGTTGTGTTGACTTGTTTGAAAAAGCAGGCATTTTAGTAAAAGACGGAAATAAATTAAGATACACACCTGAGACGGGCGACGAAATTAAAGAGTTTCGTAAAAATTGGAGCGGTGAAAAACTCCAAAGGGTTATAAATGATGTTGGTAATAAAGATATCGAAGCTCAAAACATTGTTAAAATGGCCGAGGTTCTTATAAATAAAAAAACTATTGAGGAGGAGCCGGATAATGCAGATGAGGGATAGTGATATTTTGTTTTTTCATGAACTATTTGATAATCTAAAAACGTATGTTGACAAACAAGCAGACTTAGAAGAAGCAACAGATCAATTGATAGATCTATTTGATGATCATGGATATGACATGGAAGAAAGTGTACTTGGACTTAGAGGGTACAGTAAAACAATCGACTATTGTATAGAAGCAAAATATGATATTGACGATGAAGAAACTGAAGAAGATGTATTTGATTCAAATTAGTAATGTCTGACTGGTTCACAATTATACAACGGGACATAAGTAAAATTCCTAGTTGCATTGATCATTTTAATGGTGAGCTTAAAAATGTTGGTCTAGAAGTTTCTATGAAAGGTAACGTTGAGAAATCGTCTAGAGAAATCCCAGGCATTGTTGCACATAGATTTAATCAGTTGCAAGAGCTTGAAAGCATATTAGAACACTTCAATATTTTAATGCGAAAAGAACGAGGCCGGCTTTTTAGAAAATACTTAGAACATTACGAAAGAGCGTTAACTAGTAGAGATGTTGAAAAATATGTTGATGGTGAACAATCCGTTTTAGATTTACAAGGTATAATAAACGAGGTTGCGTTTCTCCGCAACAAGTATCATGGTCTAATGAAGGGCCTTGAAGCAAAGCAATTTCAAATTAACAATGTAATTAAACTGCGAGTAGCAGGATTAGAAGATGTTACCTTATGACTTTATTTAAAACCAGAAAAAAAGCAGAGCAAGAGGCTAAAATCGTAGCTGAATTTTACACAGAAACTGTTGTTGTTTTAAAACATTATGATGGATTTGAGTTAGAAATGTATCCAGAATGGGCAAATACTGATAAAGATCCTCTCGTTTTTATCGATCCTAGCCCAAAATTTTAAAAATATATAAAAAAGAGGTAAAAGAGGTAAAAGAGGTTGACCTTTTGGTCTCAAGACCGTATAATAGTATGTATAGTAAGTAAGTAATTAGGCAAACACTGGCAAACATAGGAGACACAATGGCACAGATTAAACTAACAAGCGGTAATTACAGAGGCAACCGAATGGTTGGAACTACTGGTACGCTAGTTAAGTCCTACCAGGCATTTAATTCACCTAAAGATGGATGGGATGGTTTTATTACTATCCGCACCGAAGATGGAAATCTTCGAGTTAAAACTACTAAGCATTTACCAGAACCTTATGTTAACCTTAGCAAAGGAGACAGCGTGATTGCAAAAACCTTGTTACCACCAGTAGTAAAACTAAAAGAAAAAGAGGAAGTAAAGCCTGAAAAAACAGACGAAGAACGTATTAAAGAAATTGCTGAACGTTTTGAAATTTTAGATGAAATGTCACAAGCATCAATTGATGGCATTGTACGTGGAATGATTGTAACAGGACCTCCAGGAGTAGGTAAAAGTTACGGTGTTGAAAAAATACTAGAAAAGAATAACATGTTTGACAAACTTGCAGGTAAGCCAACTAAGTTTGGAACTGAAAAAGGAGCCGCAAGTGCAATTGGATTGTACCAGTTACTTTACAGGTATGCTGATCCAGGAAGCGTTTTAGTACTTGATGATTGTGATAGCATCCTTTGGGACGAAGTTAGTTTGAACTTGTTGAAGGCGGCACTTGATTCCAGTAGCAAGCGGATGATTAGTTGGAACACAGAGAGTTCAGCATTACGCAGAGAAGGTGTTCCAGAGAAGTTTGAATTTTGCGGATCTGTAATTTTTATTACAAACTTAAAGTTTGATAATGTTAAGAAGGGTAAACTAAAAGACCACTTAAATGCAATCCTTTCAAGATGCCATTACTTGGACTTAACACTTGACACCATGCGTGATAAGATGCTTAGAATAAAGCAAATTGTACGTCAAGGAATGCTTGATCCATTTGGATTTGGCCCAGAAGGACAAAAAGAAATAGTAGCTTTTATAGAAGACAATGTTGAAACGTTACGTGAGGTTAGTTTGCGAATGGTAACCAAGTTAGCAGACCTTAAGAAGATGTCTCCGGACCGTTGGAAGGTACTTGCAGAAAATACTTGCATTAGAAGGAAGTAATAAAAAAGCCCTTCGGGGCTTTTTTTTTGGCAAAACATATGGACTGTTTGATTGAAATTAAAGATGAAGTAAATGTAAAAGTACATAATTTAGATTTAGTTACAAGGCGTAAACTTGAAAAGAAGTTTAAGTATTTTATGCCTTATGCTTTTCATGTTCCCGCCTATAAATTAGGTCGCTGGGATGGTTGTGTTAGTTATTTTAGTCCTGGTGGTGTGACCTTTCTTAATCTCCTCGAAGATATTATACCTGAACTTGTTAATGAAGGTTATCATATTAACATCGAAGATGCTCGCGAAGGACAAGAATTAAATTTTATAACTGTTACACAGGATACACATAAGAATAAAAAATGGCCGAAAGGTCATCAAAATGTAGGTGAACCAATTATATTAAGAGATTACCAAGTTAGTATTATAAATCAATTCTTATCACAACCACAAAGTTTACAAGAAATTGCTACGGGTGCAGGTAAAACACTTGTTACGGCCACGCTAAGTCAATGCGTAGAACAATATGGAGGTACATTAATTATTGTACCAAATAAGGATTTGGTTACCCAAACAGAAAAAGATTATATTAATTTAGGACTCGATGCCGGGGTATATTTTGGGGATAGAAAGGAAATTGGTAAAACCCATACGATATGCACCTGGCAGAGTCTCAATGTATTAGATAAACGTTTTAAAGACGGCGAAAGCGATTTAGGATTACACGATTTAACAGATGGTATTAGTGCAATTATTGTTGATGAAGTACACATGGCAAAAGCAGATGTACTTAAACGATTACTTACAGGACCATTTGCAAAAATACCTATTCGTTGGGGACTAACAGGTACAATACCAAAAGAAGATTGGGCATATGTATCATTAGTTGTTAGTTTAGGTAGTGTTGTAAATCGTTTAAAAGCGTCTGATTTACAAGAGCAAGGAGTACTTGCAAACTGTAAAGTAAATGTCGTGCAATTACAAGATACAGTACAGTACAATACCTATTCTAGTGAATTATCATATCTTACTACAAATGAAACTCGCATAGAATATATTGTAGAATTATTAAAAGATATTGTTAAAGGAGGCAATACTTTAGTGCTTGTTAGTCGTATTAAAGCAGGAAAGATGTTGCAGGAAAAACTCGGAGATGAAAGTGTTTTTATATCAGGTGCGGTCAAGTCAGCAGACCGACGAGAACAATACGACGAAGTACAAACTGCTGACAACAAAGTAATTATTGCTACTTACGGTGTTGCATCTGTTGGCATCGATATGCCTAGGATTTTTAATTTAGTCCTTATCGAGCCAGGCAAAAGTTTTGTCCGTGTCATACAGTCAATCGGAAGAGGCATTAGAAAAGCAAAAGATAAAGATTTTGTCCAAGTTTGGGATATAACATCTTCTGCTAAGTTTTCTAAAAGGCATCTTACAGAACGTAAGAAATTTTATAATGAAGCTCGATACCCATACACAATAGAAAAGGTAAGATGGTAATATGTTAGTACACACACTCGAAGATGGTATATATGATATCGATCGTATACCTGAATTAATAGATGATGTTCGTTATGCAGTCTTAGATTATAGTGATGCAAATAATCCAGATTACATATATTGTCCATTGGTATTTCTTGAAAGTTTTAGTACACCTTGTTTAGACGTTAATATTGGCGGATTTAAATTTTTAATGCCGTTGGATTGGTATATTATTATAGCTGACAAGTATACAGGTGAATGCGAATTGATATCATTAGTACATACACAAGGTAGACAATTTTCTGCATTTTGTCTTGATATGAGTGGTTCGATAATGCCTGACTTTGGTACATTGGATGTTGTAAATGTTTATAATGAAAAGAAATGGTATGTACCAAAACTTAAAATAGGACATTTACTTGCGGTTCCGTTATCGTCAGACTCAAATATTTGTGCTTTTTTTGCAAAGGATATACAAAAAATACCAGAGATTTTGGATTTTGAAAAGCTATGGATGTAAAGGGGAACTAATGCCCCCCTTTATGGTTATCAATCAGCTTCAAAATCGTCAGCGGCGGTAAAACTTTCGTCTGTACCAGCTTCTTCAATTTCCACTGCATCATCTGAGGCCGAGGTTGTAAATGTCCATCGAGAGGAACTTCCTGAATCAAGAAGTACTCTATGACCAGTCATTTTAGTGACTTGGCGAATTGTTCCGCCATCGTCCTTTACTGTGACAGTCATTTCACCGGCAACCAAAGCACCTTGTGCTTTGTCAACTAATTTGCAAGTTGCATAAGTTGAGCCATCATAACATTTATATCTACGTGAGCCTTTTTGCTTCACTATCCAGCCGTTTACTTCTGCGGCTCCGGTATGAAACCGACATTTTAATTCGTTACCAGCATCTGGTGAACCTAAATGTCGTTTATTAATTGGTCTTCCCATTTGTTTTCTCCTATTACGGGTTCTAACCGTTACGGGGTGGTGCCCCATAAAAGGTTGCAAAACAACCTTGTTTCGTGTATAATATATTTATTATGAAAAAGATTGATCTCAAGTCTATGCTAGGTGCAGTAGATAGGCGTAATAAAGAATTCTACAGCCAGCTATCTGATGAACAAAAGAAAGAGTTTAGTCCGTTCATGGTAATGCGTTGGACAAGTTCTATTAAGGGTAGTAAGCAATTGCAGGAGCATTATTTAGAGTTGACAAATGAATTTTTGAATAAAGATTTTTCTGTTTTATATAAACATAAAGAGTTATGTTGGATGTTAGCGTCGATAATTGGTATTGGAAAAAATCAGTATCATCCTTGGATAGGTGTTAGTAAAAAAACTAAAAAAGAAAAACTGATAGAGAGATTCAGTTTATTATATCCAAGTTTAAACCAAGATGAAATAGATATATTGTTAAGTGATAAAAAAGCAGTTCAAAATATGATAGACCAAATAGATGGCAAAATTTAAATGTATCTTTTGTAATAGATCGTTTGTTAAAGAAACAACATTAGCATCGCATTCTTGTCCAAAAAAATTATACCATGGTGATAAGGATGAGAAGTATATGATTGTAGCCATATGGTGTTATAATAAGTTTCTTGCAAGGAATACATATAAGCAGGCTACTATTACAAAGTTTTTAGAATCGCGACATTATATGGAGTTTATTAAGTTCGCTAGGTATGTGTTGGAAGCACGTATTAAAGGTTATCAAGACTTTATGGAATGGTTATGTGACAATAATGTAAAAGTTGATCATTGGCGAAAGGAAGCAACATATGGTAAATTTATTAAACAACACGGACTCAAAGAATCGTGTCAACGAGCATTAGAAAAATTTGTATTATGTATACAAGAATGGGCAGACGAACAAAATAAACCAATACAGGATTTTTATATTAAGGCTAATTCGCCAACAATATTAAAACTTATACGTGATGGTAAATTAAGTTTATGGATAGCAGTTGGCACTGATATTGGAAAGCAATTACTATCTAAGATGGAAGATAGTGAACTTAAACATTTAGATGAATGGCTTGGTGATGACTTGAACAAATGGAGTCGTTTAATTAGCAAACACCAAGAAGATATTAATTGGGCAAATAGTGTTCTAAAAGAAATGAAGTTTAATGGCGTTTAATACTGATGTTGATATAGATGTAGCAGACAGGGATAAAGTATTAGAGTTGTTTAAGCATGTTCCGGCAAAGCTAACAGATAATAAGAAACATAAAACTGGCGTTTATTTTCATAATGTACCAGCTGATTATTTAAATGGTACTTGTATTATTGATTATAAACAAGCCGATGATCTTGGATTTTTTAAACTAGATGTAATTAATAATAGTGCATACAAAAATATAGATTCAAACAAGTTAGATGAATTAATATTCGAAGATCCTAATTGGGATTTATTGCTTGATCCAACAATAGTTAGTAAGTTATTTCATGTACATGATCATTTGGATATACTTCAAAAGTTACGACCAAGAAGTGTAGAACAATTAGCGGCAGTACTAGCAATAATTAGACCTGCAAAGCGACACTTGTCAAATCATAATTGGAACAAAATATTAGAAGTAGTGTGGGTTAAACCAACTGATGGTACATATTATTTTAAAAAATCTCATGCTATAAGTTATGCAATACTAATTGTAATGCAATTAAATAGCTTATAATGGAAAAAGCAATAAACGAAGTAAAAAAACAAGGATATACAGTTATACCTAATTTTGTAGATAGCACTACTATTACTAAATTAAAAGAATTATGTGATAGTTTACCACCTTGTAGAGGCGCAGTAAGTGCTGGCTGGACTCTTGCCGATCCGTGGAAGCTACCGTGGTTGTTTTATTATACTGCACAAATACATGATAGTGATATTCTTAATTTAATCAAAGAAAAATTATCACCAATTTGTACTGACTTATTAGGACCATTTACTTTTCGTGCAACTGATTTTATTGTAAATTGTTCTCATTCCAACAGACAAAAAGAACTTATATATAGACCACATGTAGATACACCTTATAGATTTTGGGAATTCAAAGATAGAACAGATTTAATTGGAATGCAAATAGCTATCACTATTGATGAGCTTACAGAAAAAAATGGCGGCACAGCATTTGTACCAGGGTCACATGTGATAACATATGATTTAAATGAGTTAGGAAAAAATACAGATCACGAAAAATATATGGACTTCTTTTTAGATAATAACAAACAACATATCGCACCACCAGGAACTTTAATTCTATGGGATGGTCGATTATTACATAGCACAATGCCAAATACTACAGATAATAACAGAAGACTTTTGTTAATAAATGCAGTAAGTAACTCAGTATGTGATCAACTAGATAAAATTGATCCAATTAACTAGATTTTTGTACTAGTTCGATTGTTCTTCGCTTAGTTTTTTTTCCGGAAAAGTTGAACAAATTTATTTCGTGTCCCTTTTCGATTATTACATTTTTTGCTGTTAAAACTGTTAAGTAAGGATAAAATTTTTTCATTTGTTTATGAAGAAACAATGTAATGGGAATACGTCTGTTTGATTCCCACCACCAAGTTTCACCTAATGAAATAAATTCTTCTTTTAACTTTTTATCTTTAATTAAACTGTAATCATAAAACATAATAAATGCCGTATCGTTTTGTTGAATGATACCGACGTGTTCTTTATCATTAGATTTGATTATACTCAAAAAAGGAAAGCGTTTTAAAATTTGTTCATATTCCATAAATATTACATAATGGGGTTAAATCACTGTGAATATTTATACAATAGCAAACACGTTTTACTTAGAAGATTCCCCAGGAAAAGGTGCCTTGACAATGCAAGCAGGAAATGTTAAACTAATTAAATCAGTTGAAAATACGGTTAATTTTCAAGTTAAAAATAAAGATAGAAAACCGATTCAGATAGATAACGTATCTGTGTATGCTAATATTGTGAGTAATAGCGGAACACTAATAAAAAATGTTCAATGTACTAAACATATCAGTACTAAAGGTAGTTTTGATTTAGTTACTGCCGCTAGTGATTTTGAACATATCGATCCCGGTATGTATCGTTTAAGTTTTTATACTCAAGATACGGTCGGAACTAAAAAGCCATTGTTTACAAATTTAGCTGGTACTGGTAATTTAAATGTTGAAATTGAGGATTCCATTATAGTATCTCCAGTAGATAGTATTTCAACTTCGACTTTTATTGAAACTGGAACTAGTACAGGTATATTTGATTCAGAACCAATACGAGTATACGATGCGGCTGATAAGCATGGGCTAATTACTTTTGTAACTTACCTAGATAATTATTTTGGACAAGTGTCAGTATTTGGAACATTAGATGATACATATACTATGAGTAGTTCTTGGTTTGCAGTACCACTAGGTGCTGTTACTGATTATGTTGATTATACATCAGCAACAACTAAATTAGATCCATTTAATTTGACATTAGCCGTAAAATATATAAAATTTAGGCATGTACCTAATGTAAGTAATACAGGTTCAATAACTAAAATCTTAATACGAGCGTGATACTAGATTACGTTAAAACATTACTTCCGATAAACATAAAAGTTAGTCCTAGTGGATGGCATACCTTGAATTGTCCGGTGTGCATTCATAATGGACAATCACGGCCCGATACACGGAAACGTGGAGGATTCAATTTTCCAAATAGCGATTCAGTTGTTTATCATTGTTTTAATTGTGGTTTCAAAACATCATGGTTACCTGGTAGAAAAATTACATCTAAGTTTAGAATATTATTAACTAGCCTTGGTGCAACTGATAACGATATTAAAAAACTTGTACTTGCTTCAATGCAAATACAGTCTACAAGCGAACGTGTTACATTTGATTCATTAGCAATACCAGGACAATGGAAGGAAGAAGCACTTCCGATTAATTCTAAACCATTACTTAAATGTACAATAACTGATGCGTTTACTAAAGCATTAAAGTATCTTGAAAAACGTAGTTTAATGGATGCTGGAAATTGGTATTATACTGACACCAAAGCATTTAATTTAGATGAACGTGTTATTTTACCATTTGAATATAATAATAAAATTGTTGGATATACTGCAAGATTAACTAAACGCCCTAAGTCAAATAGCATACCAAAATATATTACAAAGTCACCACAAAGTTTTTTATTTAACTATGATAAACAAACTAATGTTAAATATACGATTGTATGCGAAGGACCGTTTGATGCATTAATGGTAAATGGTGTTGCAGTCTGTGGTAATCATTGCAATAGTAGACAGATAGATTTATTAAATCATTTACCAACAAAGAAAATAGTTGTGCCAGATAAAGACGGTAAAGACTCTAATTTAATGGATGTGGCTATAGAAAATAAATGGCACATTAGTTTACCTGAGTGGCCCAACGAAGTTAAAGATATATGCGATGCCGTAGCATATTATGGACGACTTGAGGCTTTGCTTACAATTTTGTATGCAAAGGAATATAATAAGATTAAAATTAAAATAAAGCAGAAAAAATGGCTGAGGTAGATTACACATACGATTTACAGAAACTGTTTATAGAGTTTCTAATTACAGATCCAGAATTATATGCAAGATGTAGAAACATTTGCGATTCGGATTTTTTTGATGCAACACTTAGAGAGAGTGTTGCATTCTTACAAGACTATGCAGATGAACATTCAGCAGTCCCGTCAGTTGATATATTAAACGCAAAATCAAATAAGAAATTTGAAAAAGTAACAATTACTAAGCATGAAATTGATTGGTTTTTAGGAGAGTTCGAACAATTCTGTAAACATAAAGCATTAGAAAAAGCAATTATTGAATCTGCTGATTTGCTCGAAACACAAGAGTATGGTGCAGTTGAAGGCATTATTAAAACAGCAGTTGAAATAGGATTAACAAAAAACTTAGGAACAGACTATTGGGACGATCCAATGTCAAGATTAAAACTGTTAAGAGATCATAATGGTAGTGCAAGCACAGGATGGAAAACAATTGATGACAAATTATATGGTGGGTTTAACAGAGGAGAGCTTTCAATATTCGCAGGCGGAAGCGGAGCAGGAAAGAGTCTGTTTCTGCAAAACTTAGCACTTAATTGGGTCGAAGCTGGATTTAATGTTTTATATGTTAGTTTAGAATTAAGTGAAGGACTTACATCAATGCGTCTTGATAGCATGATAACTGGATATTCAACTAGGGAAATATTTAAAAATTTAGACGATGTTGAGTTAAAAGTTAAAATGGCGGCAAAGAAAAAAGGACAATTACAAATTGTGCAACTACCAAATGGATGCACCGTAAATCATATTAAAGTATATATTAAAGAGTATATGACACAAACAGGCATAGAACCTCAATGTGTACTAATAGATTATTTGGATTTAATGATGCCGGCTCAACGTAAAGTACCACCAAGTGATTTGTTTATTAAAGATAAATTTGTCAGTGAAGAACTTAGAAACTTTGCAATTGAAGGTAACTATTTGTTTGCTACAGCATCGCAATTAAACAGAGGCGCAGTAGATGAAATTGAATTTGATCATAGTCATATTGCAGGAGGTATTAGTAAAATACAAACAGCAGATAATGTTATAGCTATTTTTTCTAGTAGAATAATGCGAGAGCGTGGACGAACACAAGTACAGTTTATGAAAACAAGAAGTTCAGCAGGAGTAGGACAGAAAGTTGAGTTGGAATTTAATATAGACACATTAAGAATATCTGATTTATCTGAAGATATGGACGAAACTCCGCAAGAAAACTTGTATGATAGATTAAAACTGTCATCTAGCATGAGAGACGATACACCAAAAGATCAGGTTCCAATAGATCAAACTGATAGATTAAAAGCAATGATTAAAAAAATTAATTAGTTGATAGTATAGTAAGATATTGTAACAATGCTTGACTTTGTTCGCGGGTCATTTGCCGACCTCCACCGAGTGCATTAAATGCCTCTTTTAATTCATCAGCCGCTTGCGGATTTTGAAATACTTGACCGACAACTTCGTCAACTTTTATAACAAGGGACTGCATGTTAATTGGCGGTGGTTCTGGTGGTGTTGGTTGTTCGATAATATGTGTCAATTTCATATAAATATTTATAACAGGACGCACCAAATGCAACGTAAAACAAAAAGTCTATTACAAGAAATTAACGAAGTAATTCCAAAGCAGAACAAGCAAATTGTTATTGAATCTCGCGGCCAACACGTTATACATACAGTTATAAATCTAATAGGTTTATTGTATGAAACGTACGATCAAGAGATAGCACTAGACTTACATAGACGACTTTTAATTAGCATTAAAAACCAAGATCCAAAAAAATTCTTAACGGGAATGAAACGGGCTAAGAGTAATGAAAATATCTGAGATTGAAATAACTGGAAACAAAAAAAGGAACATGCGAGGACCACGTCAATTACGCCGAATCCAAAACGATTTCACACAAAAAGATGTTATTGATAAACTAACAGCAGATCCTCTAGACGAAGCTTCAGATGTTAAAGGTTCTGTATGGGAACCAAAAAATATAAAATCATATGAAGATGCAATTGATCCCGAAGTACTTGTTCATGGAGTTTCTAGGATGTTATATAGCCAACTACAAGATAACTTAAAACGAAAATCCGTTGACATAACAAGAATGATAGAAGAAAAAGAATTTGATCAACTAAATGCACGAATGGAAGTGTTTCAGCATTTTCTCCAGGCAGCCTCAGATGTTACTAATCAAATGAACAGCCCTGCCTATAAAGCACGTATAACAAAATTAAAGAATAAAGAAGAATATGGAGTTATGTAATGCTTGTCCGCGAAATTTTAATTGAAGGCGGGAATGTATTTGGAGATAATACTGGTCGTATTAATCGAGAACACATACAACCTACATTAGATAGATACTTTGCAGAACTACAGCAAGTATTCCCTCGAGCAGGCATCCAGCCTACTAATTTTCATCCTGTTGGTTCAGTCGGTAAAAAAAGTACTAGCGGTGATATTGATTTAGCAATTGATTCAACTGCATTATTTCCTGCAGGTATAACTACTAAATCAATGCAACAATGGAATCTTAAGCCTGACGAATTTGTACTACGATTTGATCAATTTAAAAAACGAGCAAGATCATCAACAGACGAGCAAGTTGCTATGAAAACCGCATTGGTTTTAATTAGCGAATATGTTAATGAACATGCACCTACTATACACATGGAACCTAAAAAAGTTCAACCAGGAAATGCGTATGGTATGTTTTCGCAGTACGATGAACAAGGCAATAAGTTAAATGTAGGAGTTCAAATAGACTGGATGGTCGGGCATTTAGAATGGTTACAATTTAGTTATGCATCTGCTGACTATAGTGAAACGTCAAATGTTAAAGGGTTACACAGAACTCAATTAATATTAGCAATGTTTCAAGCAACTGGGTATTCCTTTAATCATGTTAAAGGTGTAACAAATAAAGCAACAGGTGAAATAGAGGCAACCAACCCAGCTGAAGCATTAGCCTTACTTAATAAACTGTTTAACATGAACCTAACTCCAGAACAAGTCGCGAATTATCATACACTACATGATGCTATTAGCGGACATCAATTATATGATCAAGTAATGAAAGTTTATTTAAAGATACTTGACAGTACAAGAGCAGATATTCCAGATGATTTACAAGAATACTGGATAGCACATCAAAAAGAATTAGGACTCTCAGGAAAATTTATACCTAACGAAAGCAACTTAGCACAATATAGGACACAGGTAGCCACATAGTTATGAGATTGGCACCAAAAAACGAAAATGTTTTTTTATGTGAAATTGAGCTAACCAATAAATGCAATTATAGATGTTCTTATTGCCCTCCCTTTTCTCACGCAGGTAAAGATGTATTAGATTATAATGATGTTTTATGGTATGTCGATAAATTAATAGAAAATGATAATACTAAAACATACAGTATGCGATTATATGGAGGCGAGCCCATATATTACCGTTATATTGATATTTTATTAAAAGAATTATATAATAGAGGGGTAACACAACATTTTGTAACAAATGCATCACGACCAATTGAATGGTGGGAAGAGTCACAGCAATTTCTCTCAGGTTGTATAATATCTATGCA